TCTAGCATCGGGATCACCGCTCATGCGTAGGCGTGGTAGTCGGCCAGTATAGCTAATCTGCCAAGGCTTCGTATCGCGCCGCTTGCCATCGCCCCAGCGCAGCGCATGAGGACGAACAAACCCAGAAGGTGCAGCGTAAAGTGATTGATCTGCAATTAGGGTAAGCGTTGCCTCAATGATTCTTGGTCGAACCCTAGAAAAATCTTCTGCGGCATAATCAAGATGGCGACTGAAATCAGTATCATCATCAGCAAACACATTCGCCGCATCATTCAACGACGTGCGTAAGTCGGCAATCAGGTCAGCCTGAGCCATGGTGCCAGCCATTACTTCAAGCCTTCATGATCATCATCAATACTTCCACCGCGACAGATAACAGGGCGGCTGTTTACGCGCCGNTTGATTTCATCGTTCATCCATTCGCGGTANTCCACAAATTCNCTGCGGCGNACGTANTCAATNGGCATATTACGAAGATGGCTTTCCAGTTCAATTTTCATGCTTTTGAGGTCTTGCGATACGCCAGAAATAGCCCAGCGAAACAGCGCGCCGATGATTCCCGTGAAGGTTAGCCCCAGTGCCAACAGTGATAGCAGTTCGGTGTTGCTCATTTTTTACCTGTCCATTTTTCAACCAATCCTTTGATCCCCTCCATGGCTGCTGGTCCACCGAAATAAAATAGCAGTACAACGCCGACCAGGGCGTTGTTTTCTGTGGCATTGGTGGCAAGCATTTGGCTTGCCTTTTCAAACTGTGATGGATTGATCGCGAATGCAGAGATTAGTCCCAGTATGACCGAACCGATATGCTCGGACGACCACACACTGACCACGGTTAATGCAATCATGCGTCTGGCCAACCTGCTGCCACTGGTAGATTCTAACCATGCTGTGTAAACGGCAAAACCTTCAGAGCGCGCTGTTGCTGCATCTTCAGCCTTTTCTTCGCTGGTATAGACTAGCTTATCAGCAGCGGAAGAGATGCCATCAATGATTTTTTCACCCGCTTTTGATGTGCCAAAGAGTGAGCCAAAAAACTCAAACATTACTGCCACTCACCTGTGCGGATCATTGCGACAACCTCGACGGCACGGTCTTTAACTTGCGTATACCACGCGCTGTCTTTTGCATGTGCTGCTGCTGCGGCATAATCACCTGCCTGCATGGCTGCCATCATGTTGCGAAACTTGCCCAAGGTGCGCATGCCCATATTAAACGCCATATCAATCAATGCAGCGCGGCGCACGACATCCAACGTAGCAAACCAAGGGTAGGATTTATACAGTGCTGTTGCAGCTTTGTTGATGTCGTTGGATAGCATGAGATTAGCCTCATCCTCGCTGATGCCATTGGCATCAAGGTTGCGACCGAAACCGATGGTGAGTTTATTCGCTGGGCAGCGATAAGCCATGTGCTGACCGCTGCGCATATACCGACCTTCATGGCGTTTTAGCATGGCTGATAGTTGCTTGTTCATAACATCAACTGCGACATGATCAATAGGATGCCAACGGTTAATGGGAGGCTGTACGGGCTTTCATAAATTGATGTGCAAAACTCTAATGTTTCATCCACGTATTTTTTCAGGCTTACATCTCCGATTATTACGCGGCATGGGTAGGCAATAAAAAATAGCAATATCAAACGTGGGGCTGAATAAAAATATCGCATGTTTTGCGCGATGGTTGAAACAATAAGATTAGTACCCAAACCCAACGCAACGTAATTGCTGAGTGGATTATGATATAACCATAGCGCACCTGCACATATAGCATAAAACACTGCCATAATAGCCAGCGGCATACGTAATGATTTGTTGGCGGGGTTATAAATAGCCTCCCGATCAGGTTTTGAGCGGATGAACATCACGGAATAAATGGAGGACATCGCAACGGCTGACACGACGCATAAAGATGTCATGGTATTCATGACGGATCCCCTGCGCGACGCAAGCGCTCTTTAGCAATCGCCTCAAGGATACCTTTGCGCGTTTTGCCATTATTTTCTGCGGATTCCAATTGATCAATATCTTGATCACTCAAGGATGGAAGCGCATCAACAACTTCAGATATTGATTGATCAAGCAATGACAATAACGGATCATCACCCATAGGTGGTTGGTCAACATTAACCCCATTGTCCTTGCCATGCGCATCAAACAGCATGGATTCATCAACCATGCGCGTCTCGCCAGGCGGAATTGATTTTGATCCTACATAGACAATATGTTTTTTATCGTTGGTAAACGGTACTTCTTTCATAGCTGCGCGTACTCCTTAGCATAAACAAATAAAAGATGCGCCCGACGGTTATCGGGCTATCGGGCGCATAATGATTATCGACCCGTCGCCGAGTATGCCAAAACACTGGTAAAACGATTGCGCACCGGTACTGGTGTATGGATCGCATTCAACTCATCGCCATACGCCACTTTCTTACCTAGTGGAAGCCCGTTTACACCGACTGCTTCAAACGGTTGGCCTGTCTCGTAAGGCTTAACGATGGCATAGCCTGTAGTTCCAGCTTCGCCCATGATNATGCGCTCACTACCCAAATCGACAGCAGGAGCATTTGTTGAAAATGCTGGGACACCCTTAACAGATGCCAGATCCCCAGAACTGTGATAATGTCGTGCCGTACTTAGACTGCGACTCAACAAACTGACGCGCATCAGTAATTGTGTTGTTGAGAGATGGACTCATCAAAGCGAACATCTTAGAGACATTCACATAACGCTCACCCTCAAGAACAGATCGACGTAAGCCGATGGCACGTAACAAACCATTGAGATGATCTTCAATTGGTGTTGCCCCATTATCCAAATCGAACTTGGTCAAGTTGGTAGCCTCATCGTAAGACGAAACAAGCGTTGTCGCGGCTGCTGGTGCAATAGGACTACCTGCCTCGCTAACGATCTGGATATAACCGAGGTTATAATTCGTCACACGGTAATATGTTCCAGCGGCCTGTTTGTTACTGCCATCGTAAACTGTTAGAGCTACCCCACCCAGTGTCACGGTGATTGGATTTTCCGCAGCACCGACAACATCCCCATTCACACGGCGCGGCTGATAAGGGCGCACAATGGGGAAAAAGGTAGTTTTAAAAGTGCTGGTATTACCATCAACCTGCGCAGTAAGCGTGTCCACCGCGTGTGTAACAGCACCAAATGCGTCGCTAGAACGCTGGATGTTGTTACACAATCGGCGAGCGACAAGCTCGCTCAGATAGGTTGCATTTGACGATACATTTCGAGCATACGCATCCCAGTTAATAAGACCGTTGTTGCGAGAAAACCATGCAACTTCATTTGTCATTCCAAGACTGATCTTCATGGGATTAACATATGCAAGATCGTTTAACTGTGAGATTGAACCACCGGGGATCGTCTTGACCCTCAAAAACAACGCCGTCATTATAAACGGCAGTGACATCGCGCAGTTCATAAGGGATATTAACCGTTTCAGAGGCTGCAAAATCAGTAAACGCATTAACGATATTAAAAATATTCGTATCAGAGAGTAATTCCATGATGACGGTGCGTTGAAAACCAGCGGGCAGCGCAGCATCAGCAATCGCTGTATTGCCACCAGCCAGCATGATGCGCTCAGACTGCAAGCGTTGCGCATTACGCGCATCGAACTCTGCAAGCAAGACTTCACCGAAGTGCGGCAGTTTCTTGCTCTTGCGCTTATCACTCAAACCAATGCGCCCATCAATCATTGATTGCAGTTTAAGTGCGTCACCGCTGGTATCAATCTGCACATGCAAAGACCCACGCGGATGCTGATAGCCAAGACCAGCCAGCTGACGCGATACAGAGAGTTCACCAGCGCGCTTAATTTCACGCTCTGCCAAGGCCTTCACTTGCTCATCGCTCATGCTCGCTGTGATGATCGCATCAAACTCATCAGCAAGTTTCTTGGTAGCATCTGCATCATCTTTAAATGCATCCGATGCGACCAAGGAATCTGTGAACAACTTCACCTTTGCATCGCGTGTTTCTGCTAACTGCACAGCAGCCTGTTCACGCTCAGCCAGCTTGCGCTCAACCTCGGCTGCAACATCATCGGCAGAAAGACCGCTGGTAATATTCAAGGTAACTGGCTCATTTGATCCTGCTTCAGCAAGCTTAACCGCTGATTCTTCAAACGTAGCAAGCATACGCGCAGAAAACGCACTATCAGACGAGTCCTTAATGGATGCAGTCAAAGCATTCACCAGCACATTGGTCTGTTCCTCGGATAGTTTCAATGCTTTACACTCCGCAAGCAGCTTCTTAACATATTCGTTCATAACTTCTCTTGCCTCCTCGGCTAGTTGAATGATCAGCGATGGATGCACATAAACTGGTGTTGATTCGCCGCTGGGGGAGGCCAGTTCAACTGGATCCAACCCCTTGATCACGGGACGGATAGTCAACGCAGCACCAAGCAAAGTTGGGCCATGCTCCTTCTGGTGTTCATTATCTTTGTAATTTGGATGGAATTCAGCAGACAGGTATTTCATTTTCCGTTTGCGGACAGCATCAACGCCAAGATCAGAGAACTCACACAGTGCCCGCAGTCGGTTACCCTCGACGCGGAGCTCCTTAATCTCTGCTGCTGCGCCATGCTCGATCTCATGATTAAGATCAATGAAAATAGCTTGGCCATAAACATTAGCGCGGAAGTTTTCAACCATGGTTGAAAGCATTTGCAGCGTAATATCAAAATCACCGTAGCGTTTATCGTGAAATGTTCCTGTACGTGTGATCGTTACCCAGCGTGTAACATCGCCGCCGTCACCATCCAGATTCACATGGAGACCAGACAGGAAACGCACTGCCCCAGTAGCGGTCGGTTCTGATAGCCGAATAACAGATAGATTTCTCATACCGAAACATTGCCAGCAAAATACTGGACAAATAAGGGGACGACCATGTCAAAAAAAGCAAAAAGCCGCTCAAGGCGGCTTTTAACTTAACGGCTAGAATTATTAGACGGCTTTTCCTTTGGCGGTTTTGCTACAAAGTCAGGCTTTAGTTTCCTTTGGGAATATTTATTAAATAAAGCATTAATATCAACACCATTACGGACAAGTCGCTTTTCAACTATCCTCCACGGCGTAGCGATGGAACCTTCTGCAATATGACCAGCATCAAATGCTACTCGCTTACCCTTCCCTCCAAGTATCCCTTCTCTTCTATCTTTTGATTGTTTTTTAATAAAGTCTACTCGTGTCTGCTTCCCTTTTCGGTCACTATCTGTCACTTCATCTGCAAAAACGACCTCGGTAAAGGACAATGTGTTAGGATGCGCTGGCCACGGGTTTTTGCCCTCAGGATATACACCGGATCCCAAGCCATAGCGATTCACCCGAGCATGCATATCGCAAACATCCACTTTAGGATGATTGGGCGATAAAATGAACCTTGTCCCGATTACATCAGGATGCTTAAAAGCTGCCGCCTGATAAGCCTCGCCGTGTGCACGGTTAATCTCCGTGCGCATCACACGCATTGCATTGTAGCGAGCCGATTGCTGACCATCGCCTGTAAGCAGCACATCACGCGAATCACGCGCCAATATTGACGCTTGCGCACTTTTCATCTGTGAACGGACAGCAGCAGGTACACCCTGCCCAGATGCCAACAGGTTATCAGCAGTCTGACTGGCTGACTGCCCCATCACCACAGCGTGTTTAATCGTTTCCGCCACCGCAGTTGCTGCGTGATTATCAATGCGCCAAAGCCGCGATGATAGCTGCAGCCCATCCTGAGCAATAAACTCATTAACAAATTGCACCGCTGACTCGTTAATACGCGAAATCACTGCTGCATCCAACTCAGCAACAAATGGCGCGGATCCAGCGATGGCCGCTGATGCCATAGTAGACTGAATCAACGCTGCTTGCTGTAGAGACAGTTCATTGAGTATGCCATTAGCCTGCGCTAATAATTGATGCAATACATAAAGCGGCACAGCACCATCAGATGCTGCGAAATTATTGATTTTATCCATCAATAATAGTGCAGCGTCATGATACAATCCCTCAAGTTTCACCAATGCCTCAGCATCAATGCGATGCATACGATCACGAGCGCGTTTACTCTCCCTTTTGATCTTTGCTTTTATAGCATATTGATTTTTCAGGTTATCAGCCATTAGTGATAGATGTTGCCGATTCACCCTTAGGTGAATTGCCTGGTGTAATCTTCACGCGCTGACCAGCCACTGGTCTAATATCGCTAGGCTCAGGGTATGGGTCGCGACGTTTGGCTTCATCCTCTTTTTGTTCTCTTACTCGTTCTGGGTCACGACCAAGCATGCGGTAAATTTCATCACTGGGCATGCCCAACGCCTGCCATTTCAACGCACGATCAGTTGTCTGATTTGGCGTTTCTGTTCTGCGCTCAGCAAAACCAAGTTTAATGCATGCATCCAACGGATTGATCCCTTGCAGCAGTAGATGCAGCTCAAAGCCCTTTAAATAAACAAATGCTTGTGCGTCTTGCATCGCATCGACTTCTTCGAAGTAGTCTTTTTTAAGATCTTCAAGAATATCGCGTGACAGTCCTTCGTTATATCCGAACAACCCTTTGGGTGCAGGAGCTCCTGCATAAAATGTATCTAACAGATAGGAAACATCAGCAATCTGATCTAACGCAGCGTCACCAGTGACCGCACGGACATCACCGTCACCAGCAACATAGAAATCTGTTGTTATGCTATGCATATCCTGCTCATTTCGCTCGATATAAGCACCAACGGCATCGGCATCCATGCCTTTCAGTATATGCGCCGTCCGCTGTGGTGCACGGGTACGCCGACGAATAACCAAATCTTCTTCTGTCATTGTCAATTTACGCCAGACCACACGTTGAGCATCAAGATAAGGTCGCCCCATAGATCCATGATCGTCATAATTGTCGGGGTCCATACGCCCAACAGTCAGCTGATACAATGCAAATTCAGCAGCGACTGAACCTGTCATTATATCATGTTAACGATACGCTTTAGCTTTATCCACAAAGACACCATTTTTATTTACCTGTGGTGTAATGGTATCCGATGGCATCCGCACACCAGCAGCGACAAATTTACGGTCTGCTGAAAGCACCCATTGCATGCAAAGATTACCCTCCATGAACATTCCACGCGCATCACTGCGAAGCTTAGCTGGATTGTTAAGGCCAACACGCTGCGCGAACTTTTTCCACTCGCCACGAACTCGTTCGTCCTTGCATTCAAGGATCAATCCACCTTTCGTGGCATCTCTTGCAGTGCGATTATGCAGCCGCTTCACACGCCCATCTTTACGATCCATATCACGGACATCCAAAATGGACGCACGTAATTCAAGATCAACATAAAAATTGCGATACAAGTATTTAACAGAATTTTCAGGAGTCGAACGGCTGCCCTGTTCATTACCCACATTCGACACATCAGGTACATGCTCTTCAATAGCAGATGGCTTTTTGCGACCGAACATAGATAACAACGAATCAAACATTATTGCGCCTCCAATATTTTTGCCCGTGTTGTCGTACCCAATGCAATAGTTGTTGCAGTGATACGCACTGCCCCACGGGTCACAAGTCCCCAGACACCAGCCATTAACGCATCAAATAGATCATCACCGATCTTCGACTTGACCATCTTATAACTACTATAGCTGACTTTAGTTGCCACGGCTTTTATATTGGTGATTTGGCGCATAAGCAAACGCATATCATCCATATCATTATCAGATAACATATCGTCAAAGGATGCAATTACAGCTTGATTGTTATTAAATAGTGAGCGCACAGCTTGAGCCATGGAGTGCTTCACCATGCCTTCGAAACGAATAGGGCGAAACGCCCATTCCTGCCACGTTGTTGCTGTGCTTTCGCCGTTACCAATAGCCATGCGATCAATGCTGGTCATACCCGAGCGATACAGCTCATCATTGAGCGTGGTGAGCATGCCGATACCATAAGCATCACCAATAGCCGTATCTGGCGAGAAATATGCCCAGTAACCACGCAAATCATTTTTAACCACACCTTCATCGGTACCCGGTGGCCACGTCCTAGCAAACACAACGCAGGTGTGCGCCCCAATCTGCTCACAAACAACAACAGCATAGCGAGATGATTCAGGTGTTTCACCGTGGCCAGAGTGATCATACCCCATAGATACAAGCCCACGCTTACGATATTGATGATCTGGCAATGGGCTTGCTATCTCGATACGCGCCATAATCCCAAGCTGTCTTGCACGCTGAACCCACAGCTCCCACACAAGATTGCGACTTGAGATGTTAACACACAACAACTGCCGAATAAACTCATCATCAGAAAGCTGATCGCGCATCTGATCGATGAATCCACCATCAATCACGCCGAGCTCGATGCCATTAAGCACATGCATGATAGGAATCGGGAATTTATATTCTGACGGATCAACGGCCTCTGGCTGAATATAACCGCCATCAATAAGCCGTCTCAATTCGTTTCTAGCGACTTCACCGTGCAAGCACCCAATCGGAAAATACAAACCTGATTCGATCATGTCTGTAAGCGTATCCGCGCCCTTAAATACGCCCGTAATACGCACCTGAGGGTTGTTTTTACTTTCTTTTGATGCACCCAGCCGTCGACTTGAACCCATCATCAACAAGAATCGGCTATAAAGCCGATCTTTGGGCATATCATCGACTTCTTCCAAGCTTGCCATTGTAATATCGCCCCCATCGACCTGAGCCATAATACCGTAGGCTCTAGCTAAGCTGCGGTTATTAAACTGGTAATACGTATCGGCAAACTGCTTTCGACCAGACTTGTGCGCGATGTAGTTTGCAAGCATTTCGCTTCGGCGAATGGCATCTAAATGATAACCAAGATTAACTAAGCTCTGAGCTTCACGAGGGGCAACAATACCGAGCTCTTGATCTGCACATGTAGCAGTCTGCTCTAGGTTATACATTTCTTTTACAGCGGTCTTACCGCCGCGACGACTGGCGAAGTCGATGGTGTTAGGATGCTGATCCATCTCCGCCATCTTTAACAACTGAACAGCATCAAGTTCGGTATTGTGAACATACTTATGCCACATGGCATGATCACCAGCGTAACGCATAATCTCACGCTCAGCGACATTCTGCAGCTGCACCCTACGTGCTGCACTGACCCGCTCAGCCATCGTCGTCAGATGGTTGTTCTGGAGTTACATTAATAGTTCCACTGCTTCTATCGATCATCTGTCTAAGAATAGCCAGCTTTTCATCGGACTGTTTGCGCCACATTCTCATTTCGTCTTCAGTAACACCGTGCGCATCCTTATCATCATCAGTAACCCCATCAGTTTGACGTTCAGTCATACCCGAATCAGGCAAGGCCATGCCATTCCGCGATATTAGATCAATCAACGATTTCAACAGTGGATGGGCGCGAATATCTTCAACGATACAAGAAGTGCCATTAGCATCAATATACTCAGCAAGATGAAAGATACCGTCTTTATCGTAATACCACTGAGGAACCTTCTGGCGAACACCGTCCTGCAAAATTGTTAACAACATAGAATCAATAATCGCATGGATATTAGCATGTAGAGTCGCTCGCAGACCAGATAACAATGAAGGATCCCGCGCTTCAAAAGCAACATGATGCTTCATGTAAAGTTCGACTTTGCGCATACATGCAGTTTCATGATAACAGCCATCACGATAATGACAGCCTTCACACTCAGGGTACTTGCCTGGAATAGCAGGGAAATAAGTTGCAGCCTCAGCGTAACGACCATGCTTTAGCGCGTTAAAGCGAGTTATTTTTGTCTCAGCAGGCGTAGGATGTCCAGCAAGATTTGCTGCAGAAATTTCCTTGCCGGCCTTGGTCTTTGGCCCCGTAGCTCGAGCATGTGCCTTCATCAGTGCAGACTCCCACGGAGCTTGTTCGCACTCACCACCGCAGTCAGGGCAATCACCGAAATAGCGATAAGGATGCCACGGCCGATCTGGTGCATCATCAACGCGACTAGGCGCACCATTCCAGCTTCGTCCACAAGCGCAGCGGAAAGCAATCATCTCACGCTCAGCCAATAGTTCCCCCTAAAAAAACAAATAGCTGCAACAATGCCAGTTAAACACTCGACAGATAAGGGAGTAAATATGTCAATCAAGCAGCACGAGACACAAAAAAACAAGGAGAATCAACGAGGACCTCAATGGTTCCAAGGAAGCCCCTCTCGGGGAGCCATGTAACAGTGCTATGAACCGGTCTTTTTTGGTTCAGAAGCATATCTGGTAAGTATGCGATATTAACATGATTATCAAATACCTTAACAGAACTAACAAAAGACCCTAGAAAAGCGCGAAGCTTTCTAGGGTCTTTTGATCCTGATGACATAATAGAATGCATCATTGATGATATTTTCTCACAATCGTAAGATTGCACATCAAAAAAGCTTGCTGATTCCGCTGTGATATGAGCAAGCTTTGACTCCAGCCGCTGAAGTTGTTCGTTGTTTTCTCTAATACGACCAGTTAAATCGCTCATATTTGGTGCTTCACACCCATGTAGTTCGAGTATAGAAAAAAGGTTTGAGTTCTTCTTCTTTAACAATGCAATTTCGCAACACACTGACTTCTTCAAGTCCTCTTGATCGTCTGACCATTTCATACAATGTTTTTTTGATTGCTCGATAATGGACATAACATTTTCAGCATTAAATATGATTGATGAAATCTTATCAACCAACCAAGGCTCCACAACATCAACCCTAACCCGTCGGCCATCACACCCCGTCCCCACGATCGATTGCCTACATCTGTAGTAACTATATTTAGCACTTCTACCAGAAGCTTTTTCAATTTGCATTGATCCGCCACAAGCGTGGCACGACATCATTCCAGTAAAAATATGATTACTTAAAGCAGATCCCGGGTGCTCTGATGCACTTTCAGATATAAGACGCTGTGTGGCATTCCACATCTCGTCATCAACAATAGCCTGGTGCGACTTCACAATAACCCAGTCGCTTCTAGGTCGCTGTTTACCCGTAGCTCTNNTTTTTCGATTGAAGATACTATTACCCACGCATGCCTCGTTTCTGAGAATTCCAAGAATTGAAGAACGATTCCATTTAACGCCACGACGCAGTAAACCTTCTTCATTAAGCTTCACAGCTATATTCTTAGCACCAATACCTGACAATCGCAACTTGAAGATCCGCATAACAACACATGATTCTTTTTCTTCTACAACAAGTCGCTTTCGACGATTGTTTCCCTCAACATTAACAGGCAACAAAACCAAACGGAGGGTTTCCGCCATTCCAGTATCCACTTTTTGCATTTGAAATCATCGAACGAACCGTATCGCGTGAAGTTTCCCGCGATTTATGCTCATCCATAATTTCAAGCATCGCATCCAGCATTTTTCCAGAATCAGTGGAATGATCCACATCCATGGATATATACACCCACTTCACACCAGCTATTTCAAGCCGTCTCTTGTATAACGCAGCATCAAATCGATTGCGGACGAACCGAGACGATGACCACAGGATCAAATAATCTGGATTAAATAATTCACAGTACTCAATGGCTGACTGAAACTCTCTGCGATCATCTGATCGCCCGCTTTTTCCTTCGTCAACAAAAACTCGAACCAAGTCAGCATTGAGTTGAAGTGCTTTTTCTTTACCTCTTTCTATCTGAGATGGAATTGAGACATCCTGAATAGCCTGCTTTCTATCTGACACTCGACCGTAAAAAACGGCTGTTTTTTTACTCTCCATATCCAAACTTCCTGAGTATTCTATAAACCTGCCGTTCACTGATATTTCGCCCAGTAATACGCACGACCTCGTTCCTTATAAGATCAACATTCATTCGCGACGATGCCATAGTCATGATCAGTCTGTTTCGCTCTATTGTTTTTAGTCTGTTTATACTAGGCATCGTAACGCGTACAGAGTAAGGACGATCAGGATCAGAAAAAACAGTCGTTGTAACACGCCACAGCATTATAAAACTATCATAACCAATCGCTTCAGCGACGGCAACCAAACGCCATGACAACCCATTCTCAATCAGCTCTCCTATTCTTGGATCATGATGTTCGCGATTATGCTTTCCGCTATTGCTATTGTTTGAATTGTTAGCGGCAGTGCATTCATCTTGGTACCCCGATACACCGCCAGAGGAATTTGGTCTTATCTGCCGAGCCCCCACCGCTGCTTGATGCTCTTGCTTCCTGTTCACTTTGCTAACTGAGCTGCGTCTTTCAGGTTTTTTCATGACTATGGGCTCCTTGTTTTCCATACGTTTACATAGATGTTTAACGCTACCAACTGCGCTTTATGACACTACACGCAGCAGCAGCAAAGTGGGTGCATTCCGTTTTTGGTCGTTTTAAGGTCGATTTCTGATCCTCTTCGCATTAGCCTGCAAAAGGCTGCTATTACTACAATCATAAAAGTAGCTTGGTAGCATCATTATGTTTTCTGTACACCAGCGCGTGAATGAAGAGACATCCCTTTTGTTGGCGTGGAAATTCCAGCTAATGGTGATGCCTTATCGCTTGCTTTACGCATCCTGCGTACAGCGATATGCGAATAGATCTCTGTTGTTTTGGGGTCTGCATGACCGAGCAAGGCCTGCATGACAAGAATATCGACTTCAGCCTCAGATAACTCCGCACCAAATAAATGCCGCAAGGCATGGGCATGCAACTGACTCTTATCAACACCTGCCATCACGCCATACTTTACAATAAGCTTATGGATAGATCCTCGCGTCATACGCCGAGCCTCTCCATAGTAATCATATTCTGGAACCATTCGATTGGCCGTAGTAATGAACAACACTTTATCGCCATCCCCTACCGAGCAATCCACCTGCTGTAAATATTCATGCCCAAGGTATGCCCTGATCATCCACATAGCATCTTCGTGCACTGGAACCAGTCGCTGTCGATTACCTTTTTCAGTAAAACGAACACTCAGACTGTCTTTATCCCATATCAAATCAGACTGATTCAACCTAACAACGCCTGAAACCCTAGGACCACAACCAATCATCAACATTAAAATAGCTGCATCACGAACGCCGATGAACGTAGACATATCGGGCATCATCAGTATCCGCTCAGCATTGGATAACCCCATAGCAACGGGCAAGCGGCGACCTGTTTTAGGGTAGGGAATAGAATCGGCTGGAGACCTTTGAATTACATCATTGATGCAAGCCCAGCTATAGAAGCCGCGAACGGCAGAAACAAGCGGCTTACGTGCAGTGGGTGATAGTCGCATACCTTTATAGGCATATTCACCACAAAACGTGATGAGTTCGGCGCGTGTAGCCTGCTCAATAGGCTTATCAAGCCACTCAGTGAGCTTGATCAAGTAGTAGCGATACTTATTAACAGTCGATACTGCCTTGCCTTCTGATGACTCTTTGAACACAAGGAATCTGTCGATCAGATCAAGATCCATGTTTTTTTAACNTCCATTCAACAAAAAAGGAAGGGGGGGGCA